GTTGGTCGCGAGTACCACCTGGCGACGGCGGCATTGGCGCACAGCAGGGGCGAGGGCCCGGCCTATGCCTACAAGAACAAGCGTCCACGCCCACCCATTCGCTTCAACGGAGACGTGACCAACCGAGAGTCCTTTGGGTATGCGGTTCAGCAGATCCTGCAGGCGCACATCGTTAAGGCCAGGAAGAAGTCACCGGCCCTGGAGAAGGCACTGTCGGGCCGGCTTGGCGCGGGCGCTGGGTCCGACCGGACAATCGCAGAAGTGCTCGACAAGAAGTGGAAATGACAGGTGGCGTATTACGGAGCGGAAGCTGGGGTAGAGGCAGTCGAGGAATTCTTGACGGACGCCACCTACGGCATCAACGCGGAGTTGGCGACGATGAGGGGCATCCTTGGCGTCACGACGACAAACCTTCCCGACGTTCGCTCTGTCGAGAAGTACTACCCCAAAGAACTTCAGGCGAGGCAATTTCCCCACCTGAGTGTTGTATACAACTCCGACACGGCAGAGCAGCAAGCCAACTCTCGCATGATCAACCTGAGCATTGAGTTGAGGCTGACTGTGCTGGACCAAAACGTTGACGGAGGCGCGGAGGCAGTGGGTCTGGCGATGTGTAGATATCGCGACGCCCTGACCAAGATTTTCCTTCGCCGGATCCCTATGGGAAAACAGGGCTGGACGTTGAATAATGGTGGCACCGGAACCGCCCAGGGAAGGGTGATCCGCGCTACCATTGAGCAGAATCAACTTGCGTTCGACCCGGAGATTCAGGCAAGTACACCAAACATGATGCTTCGGACCTCGTTGTTGGTGCGGATGCAGGAGGACTATTAAGATGACCGGCCCCTCAACAGACATCGGACGCGACCTTGTTGTCTTCGTCGATCCGCAGACCAGCTTCAAGACGGCAGCAACTGACATCCCGGCGGCGGCAGATGCCGTTCGTGTAATCACGGCCTCGGTGAACGGCAAGAGCCCCTTTGCCATGTTTGAGGACAAGCGTGGATCGAGCACCCCCTTTGGCGTGATCGACCAGAAGCGGACTGCCGAGTGGTCCCTGGAGTGTTACGCCTATGTCACCACGAGGGGCACCGCGCCTGATTGGGCCGACCTGCTAACCTCAGGCGGGTGGCAGCTTGGTTCAAACCGGTCGGCCTTCAACACAACCATTACGGGGGGAACCACAACGGTTCCCGCCTTCACCTCCGTCACAAGCGGCGCGACTCTGGCGGAGGGAGACGCCGTGCTGATCGAAACCGGAAACGGGACAGGCGCTTACGAGATCCGAAGGGTCACCAACATCAGCACGCTTAATGTAACGGTCACCCCTGCGCTTCAGAACACCCCAGCGGCTGGGGCCCGGGTCTACGGGGCCATCATCTACAAGCCCAAGGACGCGAAGGACACCACCCCTGACGCCAACACGATCTGGGCCTTCAACAACAACTCCGCAGACCGAGCGATTGGCTCTGTCGTTGGCAGCAATTCGTTCACGATGGGCGGCGACGAGGCCGCGCGGATCAGCTTCAGCGGAACCGCAAGGCAGGATGACCGACTTGTGGCGACCACCCTTGCGACCCCGCTTTTGACCGGAGGAACCACGGGGGTTGGCATCACCGTCACCACCAACGTGGCGTATGCAGAGGGGCTGGAGTCGATGGAGTGGACCTTCAGCGACGGCGGCACTACCGAGCCAGAGACTTTTTTGGTCACCAACGTGAGCGGCACATCATGGACGATCACCCGCGCCCAGGAGGGCACGGTGGATCCAGGCACAACCTGGCCCGCCGGAACGCGCATCTCCCCGTACCAGCCCGCAGGGATCTACGCCGGAACCCCCATCCCCGCGACATCGGGACAACTGGTCGTCGAGGGCTCGGCCTTCCAGGCGGGCTCTATCTCCGTCGAGGTTGACCAAGGCATCATCTATCGCGAGAACGTGCATGGCGACGCCTACGTCGTCGATGGTTACGTCGGTGGCAAGCGGGCCGTGACCGCGACGCTCGACGGCTGGAGCTTCTTCGACTCCACCCTTCTTCAGGCCCTGAACGCTAGGTCCCGAACCAGCGTGTCGGTCCTTGCCCAGCAGGGCGAGGCTGAGGGTGGCATTTTCGCCATCGAGATGCCGACGTTCAAGTTTGAAGAGCCCGACATGGACCGTGGCGGCGACGAGGTCACCGTCAGCATGACTGGGCAGGCCATCGGCACGACGGCGGAGACAGAGATTTACTTGATGATTGGCTGAGCATTAACCCACCACTACGGAGCACCCCGTGGAACTGAGCAAATGGAATGTCAAGGAGTACAGGATTGCGGACCCCGAAGGAAACGAAGCGGTCATCCTGTATCGTCCGATCACACAAGGCTGGCGCGCACGCCACTTGGAGAGCGCGCTCCACTCGCAGAAGGCATTTGCCGATGTGGGCGGGGCTGCATCCATGCTGGAGGGCGAAGAACCGCTGACGGAGGAGGAGATAGCCACCGTCGTCAAGGTTCAGAAAAACGCCTTCAACCTTTTGTCGGACTTCCAGAGGGACATGCTGAGCGCCCTGGTGGTGGGGTCCCGCGACCTGACAATCGACGGCGAGGTGCCGACGCCCCAACAACTTGTGGATCTGATGATCAAGCTGGAAGACCCCGCCATGGAGTTGATGAACCACATCCTGGAGGAGGGGAAAGTGGACGACGAGGCGGGAAAAGACTGAGGGCTGCCTTTCACTACACCCTGAAGTCCGACCCAACGGAGCAGGAGGTGGCCCAGTGGCAAGAGGTCGGCTGGAACGGCTGCAAGCTTTGGAGTGCGTGCGGGGGCAAGCGCTGCAAGGGGTCGGATGTCGACGACAAGGGCAGATCCAGGTTCAGGACCCCATGCTGGCTTCCAAGGGAGAAGCCTCCCGGCGTACACGCTGTTGATCGACGCATCAGCGGCTGCCCTCTTTCCGAGTGCGAGCCCTGGATGTGGGGGGCGCTCCATCACTGGCACCACTGGACTACGTTTGGGGGGCTCCCGGCCCCAGGGCCTCTCTCCGAGCAGCCAGCGCGGCTGCTTGATGCACTGGCAATCCTTGAGGGTGAATCAAACCTATACGGCATGTATCGGCAGGAACTCGCCATGAGTCGGTCGAAGAGCCGGGGGAGGTAGCGATGGCAACCGGTCAGGGCATCAACATAACCATCGCTGGCGACAGCAAGGACGCCGTGGCTGCGTTCACCAAGGTGGTGAAGGTACTGGACAAGCTTGAGAAGTCGATGGACGGCGTCGAAAAGGCGTCGGAGGACGCAGGGGAGGAGATCAAAAAAACCACATCAAGCACCAAGGATCTTTTCAAGGCGGGCGTTGTCGCCGGTGCTGGCTACAAGGCGCTCAACGCAAGCCTCGGGTCGTTTCGGAAAACCATCGCTAGCGTTTTCAACTTTCTCAAGAAGTCGACCTTCGAGGTTGCAAAGTCGGGTGACCAGTTCGCCAAGCAGGGTCGGGTGCTGGGCCTTACGGCGCGAGAGTATCAGGGGATGCACTTTGCCGCCGAGAGGACGGGGACCACGGTAAAGCACATTGCAGACGGCTTCAAGAAGCTGTCTCGGGTGATGGTCGACGCCCAGAATGGAAGTCGACAAATCGTTCGCGCCTTTGAGGCGCTCGGGGTGGAGCTTGAAACAACAGCGGGCGACCTGAGAAAGCCCATTGAGGTGTTCGCAGACCTTTCGGATCGCTTTCGGATCATGGGGGAATCTGCAGAGCGAACGGGCGTTTCAATGCTGCTCCTGGGCCGCTCGGGCACCCACCTGTTGAACCTTATGTCGGAGGGCGGAGACGCCGTCAGGAGGTATCGAGAGCGCCTGGAGGAGTTGGGCGGCGTCATGTCGGACAGGGACACGATGAAGGCAGAGGCCCTTGTCGACGACATGACAGAGTTGAAGGTCGCGATAAAGGGCGTGTCCTACACGCTGGCACACGAGTTCATGCCAATAGCCAGCGGCGTGACGACGACGCTAAGGGCGATGATCGTTGAGATGAACAAGGCTGGCGACGTGTCGAAGATAGCCAAGTCGATGAAGGACTTCGTGCTGCGCTGGCTGACTCCGGCCCTTCACCTTCTCGGAAAGCAGGTTGTCATGGCCTTTGGCATGGTGGACCTCGCGATCACCAGAGCCATTTTTAATTGGAAGAAGGCCGCGCTGGCCGCGAAGGCGTCCTGGGAATTGGTGAAGACTGCCTACGCGCCCATCGTACCGGGGATGTCGTTAAAAGAGCAGTTGGGCCGGATGAAGGAGGTTGCCGATGAGGCCGTTGCGCTAGATAAGTCGCGCAAGGAAGCACTCCTTGGGTCGAAGCTGGAGACTCAACAGAACCTGAGCGCGCTCGACAGGCTGACCGATGGCATGACGGACGCAATCATCGTGGCGGGGGCCTATACCGAAAAAACGCAGGGCCTCAGCGCGGCGGAGCGGGAGCTTGGGGAGGTGTACAGGAGGCTCTTGTCCGCCGTCAACGACACAACGGACGCTATGGGCGACCTTGAGGAGATGGGCCCGGAGATTTGGGAGAAGATACGAGAAGCCCAGGACAAGGCCCGCCAGTCCCTGCGCGACATGATTCGGGAGATCAGAATTCGCTATGAGACTGAAGAGGAGGGGCTCAAAAGGGTAAGGCGTGAGGCGCTGGCGAAGGCGAACGAAAAGCTCCAAGAGTTGCGAGAGGCCAGCGGGGGCATGATCTCGGTCGAGGACGCCAAGCTTCACCGAGAACTGCTGCTGGAGATT